ATCTTGCTACTTTAGCTAGATCATCATCCGTATAGAAAGAAAGATGTTCTTTGATTGTAAACCTGTCATAAAATGGCTGACTTAAACTTCCCCCACTAGTAGTCGCTCCGATAAGAGTAAACATTGGAAGATCAATAGTTTCTGGAGCATCTTCTGATGATATACTAAGTACAAAATCTTCCATGATAGGATACAAAAACTCCTCTACTGTTTTGGGCAACCTGTGTATTTCGTCAATAAACAACACAGACCTAGCAGAGATTCCCATAATATATGGCAAAAGATTTTTTATGCTACGAATATTAGCAGCATTGAGAGTATAAAGACTGACCCCCATTTCGTTTGCTATAGCACTCGCTATGGTAGTCTTGCCAAGCCCAGGAGGGCCGTCTATTAAAACATGAGGCAGCACACTGCTAGACATTTTACAGCCCATAGCAGAGATGCGTAGACGCTCAATAACGTCGCCCTGACCAATGATTTCATCAAAACTCTTCGGCCTTGTAACATTTGCCATAATTCACATTCCTCCAAAAATTTTCAGAGCATCCTTCACTAACAATAAAGGATTATTCTGATTAGTAAGATCGTATACTTTATTTACCAAATCTACAGCTTCTTTGTTAGAAAAACCATAGTTTTCCAAAATTTTATATGCTTTTTTAAGATACTCAGGCTCCTCTTTCGTAACTATTTCAGATGACTTATTAGATTCTGTTCTAGGTTTTGTGGTCTTTTTTGAGAATTGTGTTTTTATATTTGCTATCTGGCGTATCTTATAAACATTCCCGCAATCACATACAAGTTTAAAACCCTTCACTTGAACTTGATTCAAAAATAGCCAATGTTCTGATTCGCACTCTGTATTTGTGCATTTATATTTAAACTGAGCATCTAGACTAATCGGTTTCAGGCTTTTGGTTTGATTTTGTATCATCTTCTTCTTTCACCCAAAAAATAAAATCGTTTTGATCACTATCGTACGCACTATCAAGAATTCCTTTATTAACCAAGGAATTTAATATATTACTAATCATTCTATTATTCAGATCTTCTATAATAGTTTGAAGAAGTTTATCAGTTAAACAATATCTTACTTCTTTTGTTTTTTTATTTATCTGTTTCTTTGCGTGGTTTTTAATTATAATAGCAGATTCATCATGGGTTAGTGTCTCATTCATCTCCTCTATTTCTTGTTTGCTCATTTCAGATATGGATGCCACCATAGAATCGTGTTCTACTTCTTTTATAGCTCCAAAAAATTTAAAAACTAATGATCTTGAATGGTCAACAAAGTCATCAAAATCATTTATAAAAAACCATTGTTCATTTTTCATTGAACTAGGGTTACTCCTTCGTACTTTGGAATCTCTGTCCACATCAGTTTAGCAGAGAACTCTGGTTTGTACACTGTGACCACCCTATCTGTTTTTTTATCTTTTTCCACAATTGCTTCTACTATTACTCTATCTTCATTAAGTCTTTTTTCTATCTCTCTAATAGAGTCAGACATACTATCGAATGTTTTATTGTATTCTGGTCTATTAAATAGTGTTTTAAAATATGTGGTCATAATTATTTATCTTTGAGTTCTGTTTGACAGTTATTGTGTTTGTCTACAAATGTTCTTTCAAATCCCAATTCTGCTAGTATGGGCATTTCGTAAAAGGTAATAGTAAATCTTACATTACCGGCATCATCTGTCATTTTTGTCCACTCAATTCTTTTTGCTTGGCTCATGTTGGTTGCAAGATCGTATGCTATTAACGGAGTTTCTGTCAAAGAACCAAAAGCCATCGCTAAATATAAAAATAATGCTGGTAACATAACATCCGTGTCTTTCAGTTTAAAATATCAAACATACCATCATAATAATTCGGCTGTTGTAAAAAGTGAACAGCGTTTGCTATTAAATGATTTCTATACTCAGTATCTAATTTGTTGTGAATAAAATATTTTGTTTTGTAAATTGGTTCTTTGTAATGATTGTTCCCCAAATACAGGGAGTTTTTGAAGTTCCCTGATTTGGAGAAGTAATCATTCACAGGTAACGAACCTTTAGGAAAGCTCGGGCCAATATACCATACGTTTGAAGGATGTTCAACTATTTCATTTAGAGTATCATATAACATTTTTCCCCAAGCATCCCAAGCGTCGGGGTCAAACTTGAAATACTTTTTATAATGACTCTCTAAATTGTCCTGACTATCACCATAGTCATCGTAGTCATCATCTTCATAATCTTCGTGCATATTTCACCCGATACAAAATTTATCACTAATCTTAGACGCTAGTTCTTTAGCAGCATTAGAAAGAAACCTGTTGTTGCTAAAGTAGAGGGGTGTTGAGACTTGATTAAGGAACTCCACGACCGTTTTTAAAAGCTTGGTCTGGGAACCGTCAAGATCTAAATCTTCGCCCCCAGCGTCAACAGGAAGCGGCTCAATAGCATCTGTATCGTCCTCAGTAACAGGAGATACTGGAGTAGGATCACCATAAGCCTTGTTGAACATACCATGACCAGAATAGACATACTTTGTCTTGATATCTTCTGTGCTGTTGGTATATGTGTTAAGGTTTAAAGACTTCATCTGATTTGCAATAGTTGTAGCAACATTAATTGCAACTGGAACTCCAGTGATGTCAGACTTTTTATAAGCCTTGGCATATTCTTTAAACCATTCGTCGCTAGTCTTATTAGCAACAATATTAACAACAGCAGAAACTCCATCAAGAGCCTCTTTAAGTTGTTCAATATTTATCGGATTACCAGTTGATCCAGACAAAATACTGGTAAAATAAGGTTGCTTTCCTTCCCAACCCTTCCTCCACCAAGTATAAGGGATTCTGTAAATCTGATTGATTTTGATAGCTCGGGCATCACCACCAAAATGATTTACCAGTTTCTTTTGAATACCATTCCAATAAGTCTTATGAGGACTATTAGTATTTGGGTTTAGAATCCAATAGCACTGATAACCATTACGAGTATCAACAACCCAGCTTGGCTTTACTGGAAAGTTATTGATATAATTCAAGAATCCCCTTTTCTTCTGCATTACGACACTGGGCTTAAAATAGTTACCGTTATCATCTCGTCCAGCATCCATATCAACAAAACAAGCACGAATTCTACTAATAGCATATTGTTTACGTCCACCATTAACGTAGAAATAAGCATCAGCACCTTGGTTATCATTTGCAATAGCAACGGTGGTGAGATGATCTGTATGATTCATGCTACTGATCTTCTTGCGAGGATCACCATTGTAACAGAAAATCTGCTGACCACCAAAAGACTCAAAAAACTTATTCCTCAAAGTAATCTGATCTCTTGTTCCAATAGCACTATGAGTCTTATCAAACGGATTAAAAGCCAAAGTATCGCTAAACATTTGTTTTCCTTTTTCCACTTCCTACCTACATTTTTGATATTGGGATAGTAAACACTACCATCAAAAGCAATATCGTAAAAGATGGTAACGGAATCGAACCGTTATTGTAGGATAGTAAAAACTATATAGGTACTATCTTACAAGTTCCAAACACCACCTTGACTATTTACTAACTCCATATTTATTCTTGAGACTTTCCATTGTTCTATTAATTTTCACTTCGCTTTTTTTGGTAAATTTATCACTATCAGATAGTTCATAATGCAACTCTCTATGACATCTATTACAAAGCAGTTTACACTTTTTTATTTCTTGTAACAGTTTTTCAAAATTTGTATTAATTTCTCCTATCGCATACTCTTTGATCGCAGGATCTAAATGATGAAAATCTAATGCCGATTGACACTTATTGTATCCACATTTTTCACATCTGTTGCCCAGTTGTTCTATTAGAATTTTTTTCTTTGCTATTTTAATGATTTTGTTAGCGCATTTACTACAAGTTTTCATTGAGCTTTTTTTATCACAAATTTCACAGTTGGTTATACCTAATGCTTTTCTGTTTGTTTTATCGTGTGGTCTTAAGTTTTTAGTTAAGTACCCTAGTCGTTTTTTAGCCTCATGAATAGATGATTTAGAACATCCATATAATTCGGCTAACTCATACGAGGTTTTACCTTCAAGTATATGCTGCTTGAATCTTTTCTTATCCTTGATAATTTCTTTAATAGTCATCATAAACCCCCGGAGAATGAAAGTATACCTTTTAATACACCTTTCAAACTCCGAGGGCATGATTTATTTTTTAGAAATTATCCTCATCCTCTTCATCGTCAAAATCGTCCTCATAATCATCTTCGTCAGAATCGTCAAATTGAGACCAATAATCTTCATCGGTCAAGTGATCATCATTATCTTCGTCATCATTATCATCATAGCTAAAATTTTCCGAATACAGAGGCTTAAGTAATTCTCCTGCATATTCAGCAACAACTTCATATCGACAAGTACGAAGTTTTTCATAATTGCAATCACTTGGGACACTGACTACATCTTTCGGGTTAATCTTGACGATCACAATTCGATCTCCATTCTCAAGACTACCATACCCAGCAACATAGTTTAAAGCCCCGGCATGAAGTCCATTTGAACAACCCCTACCTCTATCGTCATCAACTTTAGATCGTGTCATTTCGCAAACCTTACCAACACTATTGTCGAAAACACCACGATACTTATCCTTAAAATCTGAACGAACAGCTTTATAGGCCAAAAAATATCCATCGGAAGTTACAGCCAAATTCTCATGTTCCAAGAAATCATACAGTTCCTTCTGACTCTGCATACTTGGATTTTCCATGAGATTATTCAGGAAATTAACAAGGGGCTGAAACGGCAATCCCTTGCTCATAAACTCCAGAATACGCTTACTAATACTACCATGAACTTCCTCACCCTCGTAGAGAACCTGACCGTTCTTGATCTCCACAAGACCATCGCTAAAAGTAGCAACAGCCTTTTGAACATCAACAACTTCCAAGAGTTCCTCTGCCGTAGCAGTAGGAAGTCTTTCCAGAATCAACTTATAGTTGATATGATCCGGCAACACCTGATAACTCTGGTTGTTAAGAACCAGCGTCAAATTACCATCCACAAACATAAACGGAACAGCCATAATCCAAACTCCTAATACTTTTAGTTACGATACCTGTGATACTGTCATTTTACACTAATCGGCAAGCTTGTCAAGGGGTCTTGAGAAATTCCTGACTACTTGATCAAACTACTCAACTGAATCTTAAAAAGGTCAATATTCTCCTGACTCATCTGCTCAATCCAATCCTTGCTAGACTTTCCATAATAGGAACTACGATCTTCAAGAATAGGATTCTGACTAGGCTTTAGGTCTGTCAGATTGCCGCTAACTTGATGAGTTCCCATCATATATTTCAGCATAGGATTCTTGTCTACTTCAGCCTTAATCTTCTCCCTAATTTCAGAGATTTTCCATCTCTTAAGATCTTCAGTAGAAGTTCCACGAATAATCTTGAGATAACCCTCTGCCTTGTCTTGATTAGTCACAGAATACAAACGAGTGACAATCATGTTTGTCAAGGTGTTATAGGCCAAATTAGCATTACGAATCTCTTTACTATCAACATCTTCAATCCCAGCCTCTTTCATAAGCTTAGAAATATGAGAAAGATATTCTGTTTGACTGAACTTAGTGATATTAAAAGGATGAATATGAACAGTATTAGCAAAGAACTCTGTTAGCATTGTTTTGTTCAAGCAATCAACAAGAGTCTTATTGCCAATAAACTTATCATAATCCAATCCAAAGATACTCAGAACATGAAACATAAACTGCTTATCGGTTGTTCCATACTGGCAATATCTATAGCCGCCAGTAGTCTTTTCTTCAGTTGCAAAATCTTTCTTGCAATATTCAACAAGCTTGTTGATAGAAGCAAGATTCTTAAAGTGCTTGTTAGCAACAACTTTAAGTTGACGCTTCAAGAAATCATTGAAGTTAACAAGATTATATCCGTCTTTCTCAAGCTTTTTAGCAAAAGCTGTTTTGATAGCATAAACCTTACTATCTCCAACCAAGTCCTTGACTATACTCTTGAGTTTATCATCACTAAGAGTAATAGCGATGTCATTAATCTCAGGATAACCAGACTCAGGCTCAGTCTTATAACGAAGCATAGGAACATACACAATCTCATCCTGTTCCAGAAAATCCTCTAGTTGTTCTTCTGAAAGAATTCTGAGACAAGTAGCATCATTATAAGGATTAGTAATCTGCTTACTGTCCTTATCATAACCGTGGATAAAGAATACATCTTGATCACTAACACTACCATTAGAATTTCTATTGTAAGACTTTCTTGGGCCAGAACTTTGTGTCAGATGTTTATAGTCTGAAACCTTGAGCAGATTTCCAGCCCCAACATCTTCGATCAGTTGATCAAAACCTTCTCCGCTTTTTGTATGATCCTTAGTGTCGATCATCAGATAAGCAAAGCAATCGTTTGCATTACAATATCTTGTAAGAATTTTCTTGGCACTTTCTTCACTAGCAACGTCGCAGACAAAGAAAGCCATCGTTCCCTTCTTTTTCTGATTATTCCAGTAATAGGAACCTTTACCAGTAAGAGTTTCATGATGGATTCTGTCTGTCAGAGCAACTTGGCGGCGAGAACGATAGCCAGCAGTCTTGTAATTAAAAACGTACAGACTCTTACCGGCAGGAATTTTATATTCCAAGTCATTGCCAGAGTTGATAGGATGATCTTTACCCTTGGGATCAGTCCAAGTAGCACCAACACCCCAGCCGCCAGCCAATTCATTCATAGCATAGTATGAAGTAATTGCTTCTACCTTGTTTTGGGCAGCTTGAATTTTCTTGGAGAATTCTTCCTTCATCTCCATGTAAATTTCTTGAGTCTTTTTACGCAGTGTCTTGATAACATCTTTAGTATACTGCAAACCTTCACGGCTAACATCCATTTCCAGTTCACCGATACCAAAATCAAGCTCAAGATAAAGGCCGGAGTTCAGAATCTCTCCAACGAAACTCTTCCAAGAATCAATATCTGCTTTCTGGAAAGCCCTATTCCACTTCTGAATATGATCGGGCATCTCATCCTTCTCTTGACCAACAATCTGTGCGGTCTGAACAGGATAAGCGATATTGCCCATGATAGCTACGATACCACTATCAATTCGATGATAACCATTAGGGAAATAACTATTATCATTATTAAGTCGGCATACCCTCCAACCTTCACCACTAATGATGATGTTGGTATTACTATACTTATGATCTTGCAGATTATTTCCGATACCACCTTCAAGGATGGGTTTCATGCGG